GGATCACTTCATCACTGTGGGCACCACGGGCAACCGCGCCAAGCGCCTCGTCTGGCGCCGGCAGGGCTTCATGCGGCAGCGGCGGATGCAGCGGTTCCGGGGCGACAGCACGGCGCACATCGGCGCGGTTGCGCTGGAAGCCCAGATCGAGCCGCTGAACTACTGAGGGCGGGCCTGTGGCTACCAACAAGCTCAACCTCACCCGCGATCAGCTCGCCACGTTCCTGAAGAACCACGAGCAGATCAAGCAGTTCGAGCGCCTGTTCGCCGACGTGAGCGAACTGGAGCCGACCACGCTGACGGATCTGTCGATCACAGCCAGCACTGCGGGCCAGCAAGCCGTTTTGGCGCTGGATACGGCCCTGACAACGGCCCAGGAAGCCGCTGTGGCAAGCGCAAGCGCCGAGGCCAAGGCACAGGTAGCGCTGGAGCAAATCGCGGCCCTACAGGCCGATTTAGGCGTCGGGCCTGGCACTGCGGACTTGCGGGCGCTGCTGGCGGATCTGCGCACACAGGTCGAGGGCCTGCAGATGACGCCACCGCCTGTGCCGAAGCGGCGCACGCGCTACGGGCAGTTCTACGACACCACGACGCAGACGGCGGCGCTGACCAGCACTGCGTACCCGATCACGTTCAACAACACCGACATCAGCGACGGCGTGCGTTTGCGCAGCCCCAGCACCAGCGAAGTCGAGGTGGACACCGAGGGCCTGTACAACTTCCAGGTATCCATCCAGCTTGATTGCACCACAGGATCGAACCGAGAGGTTTGGGTGTGGGTGCGCAAGAACGGCGTTGACATTCCAAACTCGGCCTTCTACGTCACGATCCAAAACAACAACTCAGAGTTGCTGCAGGCGTTTAATCTGTTCGCGAACATGAAAGCGGGCGACTATGTGCAGTTTATGTGGGCGGTCGGCAATACCGACGCACAACTGGCAACGTTTGCTGCGTCTGCCTTTGCGCCTGCTGTGCCGTCTATCATCCTGACCGTATCAAACAACATCCGAGGTGAGTCATGACCGTCACCGTGAAAACGCTGGTTGCCCCGCTGCAACTGCAGGCATCGCAAACCACTCAGTACACCGCGCCCATCGGCACGAAGGCCATCATCGACAAAGCGACGGTCACCAACACCGACACCGCAATCCGCACGTTCAGCGTGAACCTGGTGCAGTCTGGTGGGTCTGCCGGCAATGCCAACCTGATCATTGACGACCGCGCGGTCCAACCCGGCGAAACGTACCTGTGCCCGGAACTCGTTGGCCACGAACTCGATTCCGGCGCGTTCATCTCCACCATCGCGTCGGCCGCCACTGCGCTGACGCTGCGAGTATCTGGCCGGGAGATTACCTGATGTGCAACAATGCAGACGCTGAGTTCCAGGCGTCCAGCGGCCATTTAGGAGGCTGAGATGGACTTTTTCACGACGCTGTTGACGCTGGGCGGGAGCCAGTTGCTTGGCGGCCTGATCCAGGCTGATGCTGCGGAAGAGGCGTCGCAGATCCAGGCCGGCATGTCGCGCGAAGCGATTGCCGAGCAGCGCCGTCAGTTCGACGCGATCAACCAGATGCTGGCCCCGTATCGGCAGGCTGGCGAGGTTGCGCTGGGGCGATATGCGCCTTACATCACGGCCGGCGAGCGGGCCTTTGAGCAGCAGGCCGCTTTGGCGGGCCTTAGCGGCCCCGAGGCGCAGCGCGCAGCACTGGAGGGCATCTCCACCTCTCCCGGCTTCCAAGAAACCGTCAGGCAGGGCGAGGAGGCCCTACTGGCGCGCGCGTCTGCTACGGGTGGGCTGCGCGGCGGCAACATCCAGCAGGCACTGGCGCAGTTTCGGCCGCAGATGCTTCAGCAGGCGATCGAGCAGACCTACGGCAGGCTTGGTGGTCTTGCGGGCACGGGTTTGAACCTCACTGGCGGGCTGGTGTCTGGTGGGCAGACTGCGGCCACAGGCGTCGGTGGCGCAGGCCAGACGATGGCCGCGAACATCGGCAACCTGCTGGCCCAGCAAGGCGCGGCACAGGCGGGCGGTGTGCTGGCTGGTGCTGCGCCGTTTGCGAATCTGGCCGCGCTGCCGGGGCAGTTGGTGGGGATCAACCTAGCGACGGGCGGATCGCTGTTTGGTGGGGCAAGGGCTCCGGCTTCGACGCCGCCCAGGCCCATCGACAACAGGGGGTACTGAAATGGTCCAGCCGTACAACTACATGGTCCAAGCCCCCAGCGCGTTTGAGTCGCTGGTAAGCGGGCTGAAGATCGGCACTTCGCTGCAGGAGATGGAGGCGCAGCGGCAGCAGCGGATGCTTCAGCAGCAGGCGATGCAGCAGAAAATGCAAGACGATCGCCGTCGCCAAGAAATGCTCCAAGGCCTGCGGCAAAAGCCGTTTGCGCAGTGGGGCAGCGATGATTTGCTGACCGCCGTGGAAACGCTGCCGAAAGAAGGACTGACGTTTCTCCAGCAGCAAATGGCCGCCATGTCTGCCGACGAGCGCAGGTCTCGCGCCATGGAGATGGGCACGCTTGCGTCGATTGCGCTGTCCGGCAACAAGGACATGCTGGCATCTCAGTTTGATGAGCGTATCGAACTCGCGCCAACGCCCCAGGCCAAGCAGTCGCTGATGGCGCAAAAGCAGGCCGCACTACTCAATCCCGAAGCGTTTGCAAAGTATGCAACTGGCATATTGCCTGCGCTTGGAGACGAGGGCAAGAATGTTGCTGAGAATCTACTGAAGGTGCATGGAGGGCTAAAGGCAACTGAACCTTTGTCTCCAGAAGCCAAGCGCAAAGCCGTAGCGGATGCTATTCAGGCGGAAGCCGATGCCAAGATTAAGCTCGCAAACGCCCAAACTCAAGCCGAGAGCAATCAAGCAGAACTGGAACTCAAGCGGGCTCAAGCCGCTAAGGCCCGCGCGGAGTCTGAGGGCCGAGGCACGCCGCTGGTCAATGTCATGCCGCAGTACGGCGCACCTCCCGCCGGCATGCAGAACATCTTCGATGAACAGGGAAGGCTTGTCGCGCAAAGGCCGATTCCTGAAAGCGAGAAGGACGTCGTATTCCAACGACAGCGCGCGGCCATTGAAACGCTCAGGTCTGTTGGCTATGACCCAGAAACGGGCGAAGACGACATTTCAAAAGCGATTGCTGCGTCCACCAGTGGCGGGGCGCAGGCAGACATTGCCGCAGTCATGCGTTACTTTGGCGGGACAAGCAAGGGCATGCAAGCAATCAACAAGTTGCAGGCGGCGGCAAGCAGAATCACGACAGAAATACTTGGCGGCCGACTTGGCGCAGGCATTTCAAACACCGACCGCGAGTTCATCTTGCAGGGGCTAGGCGACATCGGCAACCCAAGACTGACCGCATCGGAGCGTCTGGCCGGATGGACGTCCGCCAAAAACCGCATGGTGCAGATTGGTATCCTGCCTGCTGGAAGTCCAGTTCAACCACAGCAACCAGCCGCGCCTGAAAGTGGCGCCAAGCCAGTAACCGAGATGTCCAATGAAGAAATCCTGCGGCGACTGGGGGGTCAATGATGGATTGGGAACTGATCCTCGAGGCTGAGCGTCGCGGCATCCTGCCCGCTGATAAGGCTGAGTTGCTGTCCGAGGCGAGGCGTCGCGGATTGGTTCCGAGGCAACCCGCCATTGCGCAGCCTGCGGCGGCTGAGCCGCCCGCCGCGATTGCGGAGCCGACAGCGCCCCGTCAGCCCGAGCCGACGATCACGCCGACACCGGCAGTGCAACCTGCGGGACAAATCCCAGGTGCTGCGCCTGGCATGCAGGCGCCTGCGGCTGTAACCGACGTTTCGCGCCCCATGACTCTGCGAGGTAGTGTGGCAGGGGTTACGCGCGGTGCTGCGTTGCCGCTTGCGGGCGCTGCTGCCGGCATGGCAATGGGCGGGCCTCCGGGCGCGGTGGCTGGTGGGGCCGCTGGAGTGCTTGCGCCTGTGGTTGCCGATCCTCTGATCGACGCGTTCAACCGCATCTTTGGCACGAACCTGCCTCCAGCATCTCAGGCTTTTCAGGATCTGCTGAGCCGCGTCGGGATCCAGTCTGATCTTGCGCCTGGTGAGCGTTTCGTGCAGGAGGCGACTCAAGGCGTAGCTGCTGGCGCAACGATTCCCACGCAGGCCGGCAGGATTGCTCAGGCAGTCTCGGCCGGCACGCGAGCGGCGCCAGTGGTGCAGCCTATTGCACGCGCGGTCGAAGTCTCTGGCATGGGGCCAACTGGCGCGGGCGGCATCCCTGGGCGCGCAGGCATCAGTGCCCGCATGGGTGCTGGCGCAACTGCCGGCATGATCGGTGCTGCGCCTGTGTCGGAGACGCCCACAGACATTGCGATTGGAGGCGTCACTGGTGCTGTAGCTCCCCCGGTACTAACAGCGCTTGGCGAGGCGGGTAGGGGCGCAAGCCAACTGGTCAGGACAGTAATTCAGTCTCCTCAGGTAACCGCTGGCCGACAGATATTCCGCGACATTGGCGGAACCGTGGGCTCTGCTGAAAGAACCATTGAGGCCATTCGCGGCGGATTGCGTGTGCCGACGACTCCAGGGTTCAAGCCGACTTTGCCTGAAATCATTGTTGCCGGTGGCGGAGAGCCGCCCGTGACGCTATCTGCTCGGGCCGACAGAATCGTCGGCAGTTCGCCAGAAACTGCAAGGCAGGTGGCCACGCTGATGAACGAGCGTATCGGCGCTTTGCAAGCACAACTGGTGCGTATCAATCAGCAGATTGACCAGCAAGGCGCCGTCTTGCGGCCTGAGGCGCTGGAAAACCTGCGGCAGACGCGCGATGCCATCCTGCGCAACATTGAGCAAGAGGGTACGGCTGCAGAAGACGCGCTCAGGGCCCTCACCTCAAGGCTTCCGCGCGCCCCCCAGGCGCAGGGCGAAGTGATTGCCGGGCGGTTGAGGGAACTTGACGAGTTGACCACCAGGGAGCAAGTTGACCCGCGCTATGAGACGGCAAAGCGCTTGGGCGGCGAGGTGGCAAACATCGAGATGACAGATATCGCCAGAGCGGTGGAGTCTGTTCTTGGTAAGCCAATACATACGTTTGACCCAACCACAGGGCCAAAAATTGCCCGCATTTTGCAGAAAGTGGTGCCACAACCCACTTCGCCCGCAGGATCCGTTGTCGATCCGACATCGACAGTGCAGCCGCCCAAAGTGATGGCTACGCTTCGGGTGGCGCACGACATACGATCTGCGATTAACAATGAGATGAAAAACGCAGTTCGTGCGCAAGATTTCCAGCGCGAAAGCAGCCTGATGGAGATCAAGCGAGCGATTGACGGCGCAATCGAATCAGCACCAGCGCTGCCGCAAGAGGCAAAAGACGCGTATCGCGGCGCCAACGAGTATTTTTCGACGGTGTACGCGCCCCGTTTCCGGGAGCGCGAAGCCGGTCAAGCGCTGGCTGAAACAACATTCGGCCGCACCTACATTGAGCCGCCGCAGATCGTAGATCGCTTTTTTGATGACATCGGGACGGCGCAGCAGTTTGTGCGCACATTTGCCGGCGATCCGCAGGCATATGAAGCCATGCGCAATGGCATCCTTGGCAAGTTCCGGCTTGCCGTCGTAGACCCCCAGACGCGCATGGTTGATGCCGGCAGGGCCGCGAAGTTTTTGCAAGACAACCAAGAAGTGCTGGATGTGTTTGAGAACTCCGGTATGCGCGTGCGCTATCAGTTGGAGAACTTTCAAGCGGCATCGAGACTGACTGGTGAGTATCTGGACAGTCTGAAGGCCCGCATCAAGGGCTTGGGCGAAAAGACCAACGCGCAGTTCATCGACTACATCCTGTCAGACCCGGCGCGCATGCAGCGCGTGTTGCGGGAAACCGATGCGGACGGGAAAGAGGTCATTCGCGGCATTGTCGCTACCGATCTGAACCGTATGCTCACCAGAGCGCCCGACGGCGAACCGCTGACAGAGGCCGGCGTGTCTAAGGTCATCTCGTCCATCCTCGACAGCACGGGCAACCTCAAAGGGTCGTACAAGATGATCCTTGGCGAAGACCTAAGCCGTCAGTTCTTGGACAGGGCGCGCGGTCTGCGGACGCTGATTGCTGTGCAGAAGGAGCCGATGCTTCAGCGCGAAACGGCTGTTGCGCCCGCGCTTGAAAAGCTCCGGTACACCCCGGAGCAACTGACGGATCTGCAAGTCGTCATTGATGACATCCGCAGGGCCAAAGCGGTTGCAAGCGCTGCCGCCGAAGGCAAGAAGTCGCCAGAACCATCAGGCAGGGATGTGTTTGAAGAAGAGGGTCGTGGCGCTCCACTGCGGCCCGACAAGCTCAACCTTCTCAACCGTGCATACACGTTCTTCCGAAACACCTACCTGAGCCTGCAAGATCGTGTCAGCCCAAAGGTTGCGGCAGAACTGTCGCACATGATCTACAACAACCCTGAGGCGGCCATCAAGGCCCTGCAGGATGAAGTCAGGCGCGCGCAGCGTGTGGCCAAGCCGGCAGGCGTTTCGCGCATCGCGCCCGCTATGAGCGGCATCCAATCTGGCGGACTTTCGTCCACAATTCAGCCTGCCGAAGAACCGGAGCCCCAACAATGACCGCCCTCAGCATCCAGCCGCCGTTCCCCACGATCACCGACACCGACGGCCAGCCGCTGGAAAACGGCTACATCTGGATCGGCACGGCGAACCTGCCGGCGCAGACGACGCCGATCTCGGTGTACTGGGACGCTGCGCTGACGCAGCCTGCGGCGCAGCCGATCCGCACGCAGGGCGGGTATCCGGTGAACAGCGGCACGCCGGCCAGGCTGTATGTGAACAGCGATTACTCGATCCTGGTGCAGAACTCGCGGGGAACGACGGTGTATTCGGCTCCGCAGGCGACGGAGCGGTATTCCGACCCCGTGATTTCTGGCGTGGATTCGTCGGAGGTGACGTTCCTCCAAGCCGGCTCCGGAGCCGTCGTCCGCACTGCGCAGAGCAAGATGCGGGATGTGGTGAGTGTGAAGGACTTCGGGGCGGTGGGCGACGGGGTTGCGGATGATACGGTGGCGATTCAGAACGCGATGGACGCATCAAGCGGGGTTCATCTGCCGGCCGGCACCTACAAAATCAGCTCATCGCTTCAGATGAATGACAACAACTTCGTATTCGGCGAAGGGCGCGGGTCGGAAATTTTGGCAACCCACAACGGCGCGGTTTTCAAGGGCAAAAACGTCACATTGGCAAGCGGGACCAATGTGCGCAGATTTAGCGGAGGTGGTAGCAATCTCAAAATTTATGGTCCCGGCACGGCGGCGGGGGCAAGTATCGGACTAGACATGCGCGGCTGCACCATGTTCAAGTGGTCTAATGTGCTGATTCAAAACATCAACACTGGCGTGATTCATGGAGATGGGTATTCAAGCTACTACAACGAGTATGTTGGCGTGGATATCAGCACGGTAGTGTATGGCTACTACAACGACGCATTGGGCAATGAAAACATGGTTGTGGGCGGCCGAGTGAACGATTGCACATACGGCACCCGCGATGCAGACAATAGCCACAACAAGTATGTGGGCGTTGCGATCGAAGTGTTCAGTAACATTGGGCACTTGGTAAGTGCTCCAGCCGCGCAGCAAATTCAGTTCCTATGCTCGCGTCTGGAAAATGTGCCCACATCTGGAATAGGAATTTCAATTGATGCCACTGCTCAAGACACGCAGGTTCTTTCGCCGCAATTTATTGGGTTGACGACCGACATTGCCGATAGCGGAATTAGATCAAACATTGTCGCTTCGGAGTATTGGAAGTTTAGTGGCGGGGCTCGAGTGAGAACGCATTTGCGAGTCACGCAAAGCATAGACTTTCCAAGTATTCCAGCGCAGACCTCAAGCGATCAACTTGTGACGATAAGCGGCGCGCTGGCCACAGATTCCGTGTTTGTTACGCCAGACGCCACTATTGGTGCTGATCTTATTGCCAATGCAATTCCGGCTTCCGGTGGCGTTTACGTGCGACTGGCAAACATCTCTGGCGGGGCAATTGACCCGCCTGCGTTGACTTTCACGATTGATATTTGGCGGCATTGAACATGGCCCCCCTTCCCGCCCGCCACATCATCGCCTGGACCCTGCGGCGCACCGGCTTCGCTGGCGTGTGCCTAGCCCCGTGGGGGATCTACATCCTGCCGGAATATCTACACAGCCAGCGCCTGATCCGGCATGAGCAGGCGCACTGGCGGCAGTGGCAGAGGATGGGCACGGTGCGGTACTATGCGACCTACCTGTGGCAGGTGCTGCGGTACGGCTACCGCAATGCGCCGATGGAACTGGAAGCCCGAGCGGCGGAGCAACCATGACAGAGATCAACCCCATAGAGTTCGGCGCGCTAAAGGCAGAGCTGGCAGCGCAGCGCCGCGACATCGATCGCATTGTCGTTCGTCTGGATGAAATGGCCCAGTCGGTGCAGAAGATCGAGAAAACGCTGTCAGAGGCCCGTGGCGGCTGGAAAGCGCTGGCCTGGGTCAGCGGCATCAGCGGCAGCTTCGGGGCCGCGATGACATGGGTTGCCAACCACTTGGGGCGGGGATGAAACACGCAGCACTGGCCCTCCTGATTGCGGCCGGTGCCGCGCAAGCCGACGTCGTGGCCGTCGCCACGCATGAGAACATCCGCCTGGAACTGCACGACACGGTCGGCCCGTGTCAGGGGCGCGCACTGTGGGCGGTGATCACTGACGGCAACCGCACGGTCAGCGGATGCTGGATTCCGCAGCCGCCAGCAGAGATCAGCGTGGCGTGGCTGGACGGCGACTACACGACGTTGCCGATTGCGATCTTCCGAGAGCCGGAGAAACTATGAACGCAACCATCATCTCGTCGCTGGTGCGACACATCCTGACCGCCGTTTCTGGTGGTTTCGCCGTGAAGTACGGCATCGACGGTGACACGCTGAACGTGATCATCAGCGGAGCGGCCGCGCTTGCTGGCGTCGGCTGGTCGCTGTGGGACAAGAGGGATCGCGCATGAACCCGCTGTTTATGGGTCCGCTGCTGGAGGTGGGCAAGACGCTGCTGGATCGCTTCATCCCCGACCCGGAGAAGAAGCGCCAGGCCGAGGCAGAGTTTCTGTCGATGGCCATGCAGGGCGAACTGAAGCAGGTCATCGCGCAGTTGGAGATCAACGCCAAGGAAGCCACGCATCCGTCAGTGTGGGTGGCGGGCTGGCGTCCGTTCGTCGGCTGGACGGGCGGCCTGGGCCTGCTGTATGCCACACTGGGGCAACCAGTGCTGACTTGGGTGGGCCTGATCCACGGCTGGCCTGCGCCGCCGACGGTGGAGACGGATCTTTTGTGGGTGGTGCTGTCCGGGATGCTCGGCATCGGTGGTCTGAGGACCTACGAGAAGGCCAAGGGAGTGGCGACGAAATGACCGACCTTGACTGGAAGCGCTGGCCGAACTTCCGCAAGGAGGAGTTCAACTGCCGTTGCGGCTGCGGCCGAAACGAGATGCGCGCTGAGTTCCTTGACCGCTTGCAGGCGCTGCGCACGGCCTACGGCAAGCCGATGATCATCACTTCGGGCTACCGCTGCCCACAGCACCCCGTGGAGGCCGCCAAGGCTGCGCCAGGCATGCACACCACCGGCCTAGCCGCCGACATCGGCGTGAGCGGATCTGAGGCGGTGGAAGTGCTGCGGCTAGCGTTTGATGCCGGGTTCCGGGGCGTCGGGGTCCAGCAGAAGGGCAACGGGCGATTCATTCACGTGGACCTGCGGGAAGTGCCCACGGTGTGGAGTTACTGAGGGCGTAAGATGCACCGTCTCTCGCGTTGAGAAGCGGTGCATGTTGGCGCACTCATAGCGACGTGCGGTGTGGTGTTTGCGCGCTCTGGTCTCCAGCACGCGCGTCCAGACGCCGCAGAGTGGGCATTTCATGTGCTGATTGTGTAGGGATACGCATCTCGCACGGCACGCCTTCCAGTTCCCACGGGCCTGTCCATGTCTGCCGCTCATGCGGCGGGTCGGTGTAGCGGCGGCAGGTGTTGCACTCGGCGGCACCGTAGCCCAGGCAGCGGGCGACGTCGGCGGGGAGGGTCATGCTATCTCCCAACCCGATGCGCCAACTCCGCCTTGAGGTAGCCCGCGAAGAAGGCCTCGGCAAGCTCCCACGACGGGAAGCGCTCAAGACATACGTCCTTCGCAAACACCGTGTTGTCAGGCGCGGCGTACAGATAAATCTCCCCAGCCACGTAACGGTTGCCGTTCTCTCGCAACTCAAACCCGCACTCCTTGGCGAGTCGGAAGCAGTTGTCGATCTGGATCTTGATGGCGAATGGTCCGTTCATGTCTTGCTCCTGTGTTCCTCAAGAGCGGTGTTGATGATGTAGAGTAGGTCGTCCACGTTACCGCCCTGTAGCGTTTCGCGGATCATATCCAGCGCCCCGGCGAGCTTGACGTTCGCTGAGCGAAGTCGGCGCAGTTCGGCTGCGGCTTCCGCACAAATTGGCATTCCATAGTTACCAACGCCGTCTTGTCCCAGTCTTTCAAGACGATGCAACAGGGCTTCGGGTTGGTCAATCATGATTCCTCTCCTTCCACCCAATTTCCATATTCAACCAGCCGATGCCGATCCAAAAACCGTGCAGGTCGTCTCGCCCGAACCCAAGTGCTGGCCACACCAAGCAGTGCGGTTGGTTTCGCTCAAAGTACATCATGCGTTTTTCTCCTTCAGCTTGGCCTCGACGGCGCGGGCGAAAACCAGATTCCACCCACCCTGCTGCCCGGGCGTCTCAATGCCCATGCGTCGAATCTCCTTATCCGTCAACCCCTGCCACTCTCGGCGGAATGGGTGGGTGTAGAGAGGCTCCCACCCAAGTGCCAGTGCCCTATCTGCTGGCGGCATGTTCTCCGCATGTCCGAGCAAGTAGTGGAGCTTGTGAATCCATGCCACCGGCTCCTGCTCCTCCTGCGCCAGCGCAGCCTTAACTGCGGTGATAGCCTTCGCAATCTTCTGCACATCCGCATCCATCGCAGCGTGCCGCTCGGGCCTGTACCCGGCCATCGCAGCGTGGTACTGCGCCGCTTCAGCCTGCGCAGCGGCGTAGCCGATTTCAAGCGCCTCCAGTATCTGCGGCGGATTGCGACAGCAGTCGATTACCTCACACACGCCGTCTTCGGCGATGTCGCAGGGGGTTTGTGCAGCCCCATCCAATCCCCGCGCACACACCGCACAGAGCTTGGCACGCTCGCAGGTTTCGCCGCACTGGTTGCGTGGTTCGGGCTGCGCCAGCGCTTTGCGGAGGGCGACGGCTGCTCGCAGTTGGATGTCAGGGTGTTCAGAGTCCAACGCCTCCAGCGCCTGCTGGGCGGCTTCGCGTAGGGTGGTCATACCAACACCTCCGCAATCACCAGCCCCAGCAATATCGCCACGGCAGCGATCGCCGTAGCCTGCACCAGCGCAGACGGCTTCGGCCGAGGCCACAGATCCGGCGTCGGGGTAGACGCCTCGCGGTATGGGCACGCCCGGCCCTGGGCGCACAGGCCGTCGCAGCATTGGCGGTCACGCAGCACTGTGGGCTCGGTGCCGTCGGTGAACTCGATGTCTCGGTATTGGGTCATTTCTGTTCCTCCGCTTTGGCGACTGCTGCGCGGCACGCCGTTTCCGAGTCGCGGCACATTTGCAGGCGCTGGTAGAAGTCGGCCTTGCTGTGGTCGTCTTCTGCCTCGTACCAGGCAATCACCAGCTTTGCCGCCGCCAACAAATCAGGCGCGGCGGAAATCAGTTGCGCATTTGCTTCATGCTCTGGCTCTCGGCTCTTGTTGATGCTGGCTATGGCCCAGTCGCTCGGTCGGCCATCAGGCAGCTTGCCGTGATTGGTCACAACTGTGTGCGTCCATTCATCGAATCTGCGATAGTGCCACGGCCCAGGCGTGTGCTTACTCATATTCCACTCCACCAGATTGCAGCCAGAGTTCCAACAGCCACGCCGATAAACGTAGCCAGCACGATGCGCCCCCAACGGATGCGCGGCGGCGAGCACTCGATGCAGTACGGGTGGCGGTGAGGCCACGCTTCAAGCACGGTGCGGGGGTAGCGGCGGGTGGTGGGGGTCATTTCTGCTGCTCCTTCTCAAACGCCTCGACATCCTTCAACCAGTAAAACACCTTCAACGGTCCGAGGCGGAACCACTGCGGCCCGATCCCGCGCCGTCGCCAATCCCGCAGGGTCGGCTCGCTCAGGCGCAGGCGCTTTGCGACCTCTGCGGTCGTCAAACGCACTGGTGTTTCCATCAGATCACCCCCTCTTCGGCTTCAATGATCTCGGGCTCTTCGCGGGCCTGGCGCTCGCGTTCCATTTCCTGCTTGATCTCGTCGACGCGCTTCTTGGCGGCCTCGACCACGCGGGTGCGTTCGGCGCCCTTGGGCATGCGCGAGATGTCAGCCCGCAGGAGTTCCATGCCTTCGATGGTGGCGGTCAGCGAAATGCGCTCCAGAAGCGATTCGACGTCCACGACGACCTCTGCCATTTCCACGGGTGCTGCGGGCGATTCTGGGGCGTTCTGACGCGCCTGGGGGGCGTTGCGAGCGGGCTCCATATCCTGCACCTCCTCGGGGGTGTAGGTGCCCACAGTCACGCCCGGATAGACCGTGCGGATGCCCTCGGAGATGCACCTGGCGCGAAGCATGGCGCGCGGGTACTGATTCCACGTCGGGTTCTTGGTCAGGCCGGCACGCTTGGCCATGTCGATCGTCCAGTCGATCTCGACGCTGCCGCCCTGAGGGTGTGAGAACTCGCCGGCGACACGCTGGTCGGTCATCGACGTCCACTTGACCTTGCCGCCTGCGGCTTGAAACCGCGCCAGCATGGCGTCCGCCTTGAGCGCGGGGCGACCCTGGATGATGTGGTATTCCTGCACAGCCTTGGCGGGATGCAGGCCCTCGGCTTCGCAGATAGCCATCAGCGCGATGGCCTGGTCGCGGGTGCGGACTCCGAAGAGGCCAGATCGGCAGAAAGCGTCTGCGAGTTGCAGTTGCTGTTCGAAAGGTACGAGTGCGGTCATGCTTGACTCCTGTACTTGAGGTTCCAACGCTTAGATGCTTCGTTGGCGCATTGATGGCAAATGCGTCTTCCCTGAGAGTTGACGCCCGTATAGAGATGCCCCCTTGGGCAAGCTGTCCTAGTGCGTGCGGGACACTTATGACGCCCCTTTTTCACCATATCTTTTGAATTGTCTGATTTGCTCCCCAAAAACAAATGCTGCGGATTGATGCATGTCTTTACGTCGCAGACATGAAGCACGCATGCTCCATTTGGGATGGAGCCTTTGAACGCAACAAATGATGCTCTATGGGCTCCAACATCTTTGTTGCCAATTTTTAGTTTTCCATATCCAGAGTTTCCAACGCTTTTTGCCCACAGCCAGCATCCGCTCATCGGCTCTGGAGACGCGCCATCCTGAAGGCGGCGCCGCAGAAGTTCAATTTCACTTGGCATCATTGGCGCCTTTCCTTGTTCAGTCAGTCAGGCCTGCGGATTCGTCGGCAGGCGCGGCTTCGGGCAGGCCCACGGTTTCCACCATGACGCCGGAAGCCATCAGCGAGATGATGTCGTCGTGCGTGGCGGGCGCGATCACGAACTGCGGCGTGACGTGGCGCAGCACGTCTGCTGCGGTGTAGGCCCGCACCAGTCGCTCGTTGCCCTCCGCGTCCATCACAGTCCAGGCCTTCAAGGTGCGCACATAGGGGCGCTTCTTCGTATCGCTCATTTCTTGCTTTCCGCGAGACGCCGCAGCGCCTCGACTTGGGTGCCGACCTGCTGCAGGAAAAACGTAACCTTGGCCTCCAGGTCGGCAATGAAGCTCGGGTCACGTTGGATGCGCTGGACGTGCAACTGCAGCGCCTCAGGCATCCGGGGGTCGAAACTCACGAAATCGCACCACTCCCTCCCTGTGATCCAGAGCTGCCCCTGCACCTGCGGGATGTGATCCGACGGCATGCCGTTCAGCAGCGTTTCGATATGCACGGCGGTGCTGTATGGGCACTTGATCTCAATCAGCCCGTCCCAGTCCACCAGGCCGTCAGGCGAACAGCCTGCCAGCAGGGTGTCGTGGGCCACGAAGCCGGTTTCCTCCACGATGCGGCCGGTGATGCGCTCGTAGGCTGCGCGGGCTGCGGGCTCCTGCTCGGTGCCCCAGGTCATGGCGGCAGTGGTGTAGCGCTGGATCGGCTGCTGCGTCAGGCGCTCGACCACCAGTTCTGTAAGGTAGTCGCGCTGGGCCTGTGCCGGTGCGCCGGATTTCAGCGCGGCGATGACGTCGCGGAACCGGCTGGCCGTGGCCTTGCCCAGGCGGGCGGCGTACCAGTCTTCAGACCGCTGGGTGGCGGTTTCGAGGATCATGCCTCCACCCCCACGTCGCCCTTGATGCGATCCAGCCGCATCTTCAGCAGTTCGACCTGGAGGCCAGCCTGAGCCCACAGGCGCCCGACTTGTTCGGGCGTCGGGCTGACGGGCATTGTTGAGACCTCGGCCAATATTGCGTAGATCTCCAGCATTTGTGACATCGGTAGCATCTGTTTTCCCCTCAATAAAAATCCGCGTCGTCGAGATCCTTCTCGGGCGGCTCATAGTTGTCGTAAAGCCGTGAGTCGTAGATATCCCACGCCTCGTCCTCAATGCGCTGCTCCATCGCAGCGGCAGCGCGGCTGCGCATCTCTTTTGCTGCCGCCACAATCTGCTCGTCAGTGCCGTTGAACAGAACCACCAGCAGGGCGCGGGTGGAGGCCTTGGGAGCGTCGAGCTTGCTGACGTCGATCGAAACGTCCGGGCCGTTGCCCAACGCCTCGTCCAGCCATTCGGCCAGGTCGAGGGCGTGCGAGAACACGCGGACCTGCGCCTCGTCGTAGACCTCCTCGGGGAGGTCGTAGCTCGGGGTGCGCGGGTCGGCCGGGTGGCCGTAGTAAGGACCATAGTCCTCGTCGTATGCTCCGAAGCGGGGTTCGTGTCGCATCTGTCTGCTCCTGTTGTGTTGACGACAGCAAGAGTGTATGCCCACGCCGACAGCCGCGTCAAGCGCAGATTCACCTATGCCCGACAGAAATAGCGGGGATTTTGGCGCGGTGCGGAAGCGGGGCTATGATCGCGTCCCCGGTTAAACAGGAGCAGACATGGATGAGATCGACAAGATGCTGGCGCGACTGCCGGCAGACCTGGCGGCGCGCATCAGGCCGCGCGTTGTGCAGGAGGGCGACTGCCTGATCTGGACCGGCATGAGCAAGCACAAAACGCCCTCGCCGCGCATTTCCCAGACAAGGGCCGACGGCAAGCGCGTCGGCGTGTCGTTGCGGCGCGTGGTCTATCACGCGGCGAACAAGCGGCCCCTGCAGGGACAGGTCACCAGCAGCTGCGGTCATCCCTGCTGCGTGAACCCTGAGCATCTGATTGCCACCACGCACGCGGGTGTGATGCGGATGGCAGTCAAACACGGCAAGATCAACCATGCGCGGCGCTCTGCGCTGGCGGCGGCAGCATCTCGCAAGTCCGTAAGCAAACTCACCGAGGCCGACGTTCTGCGGATTCGCGCGTCGTCAGAGCCGGCGCGCGTGCTGGCAGAGCAGTTTGGGGTCGACCGCTCAACGATCAACGGCATCCGTTCCGGCAGGCGGTGGCGTAACCTAGACGTGTGGTCCTCAGTTTTCTGGAGGCTCGCAGCATGAGCGGCGGCAGCATGAATTACATCTACTCCAAGCTGGAGTACGAGGCGAATTTTCGTCAGGACACACCAGAGCGCAGGGCGTTTGCCAAGCACTTGGAACTGGTGATCAAAGCCTTGCACGACATCGAGTGGGTCGATTCTGGCGACTACGGTCCCGGTGATGAGAACAAGGCGATCCGCGCATGCCTGGGCGATGCGGTGATGCTGGCCGCAGTGCTGGAGGCGGCGAAAGAGGCGGTGGCGACGCTGCAGGCCGAGATCGACAGGGCGGAGGCGAAGCGATGAGAGGCCGTCGCACGCTACGCGAGGTGATGACCGATCACCAGCGCACCGAGGACACGCTGGCGGCCCTGTGGGGCAAGCCTCGACGGGAACTGCCGATCCCGCCAGAGCCGAAGAAACGCGCCAAGCGCGAACCGCAGCCGGCAGAACAGCGCGAGCCGTCAGAAGCCGAGATCCTGAGAGCCATCATCCAACTGCTGCACCGTCACCCGCGCGTGGCGCAGTGCTGGAGGCAGAACAGCGGGACGTTTCAGGAGCGCAACCGGGACGGCAGCGTGCGGTATATCCGCGCCAACACCCAGCGCGGCATGAGCGACATCATGGGCGTGCTGAAGGACGGTCGTACGCTGGCCATCGAGGTGAAGAGCCGCACCGGGCGCATGAGGCCCGGACAGGAGGAGTTTCTGCAGACCATCCGGCAGGCCGGGGGCGTGGCTGGGGTTTGCCGCAGTGTCGAGGATGCCGTCAAGCTGCTGGAGGACGCATGAGAAAACGCTCCACCTACCGCCCGCGCGGCATCAACCCAACCGCGCATCTCGTCGCCATCCACGGCGCAGCCCTACTCAGCAAAGACGACCGCACGGTCTGGGCGCTGGAACTGCGCGGCGCCCTTGACGCAGTGCGCGAGGCGCGGGCCACGCGCCAGCACTGGGATACGATCTTCGACAGCGTGAACCTCGCCGAGGAACTCACACGCATGGGTCTGGCATCGGATCCGTCAGGCGTGATCCGTGACGCTCAGCAAGCGTGCGCGGACATCATCCAGCGGATGCAGACCACCGGCACGCGGGCGGCGCGGGCGGGCGAACTGGCAGCGCTCTGGGACCTGGAGGCGGCGATGATCGACATCCTAGCCACAGTGACCCACGCGGAGCGGTTTCGCGCCGAGGAGCGCATTCGGGCTCGGACGCGGGCGGCGTTAGCTGGGGGGATTCCGGGGGCTATCGTCGTCGAATATCGGGAGACAGCATGACAACGAAACTCGACTTCACCGCACTCGCGCAGCGCCTGCTGATCTCTGCCGACACCCTCGTTCCCCAGTGGCTGCGCGACGGGCGCCGGCGGGGCCATGAGTGGGTCTGTGGCGACCTGGCGGGCGGCGAGGGCGATTCCTGCTCCGTCAACCTTCTGTCCGGCCGGTGGGCCGATTTCGCGACCAGCGAACGCGGCGGGGATCTCATCAGCTTGTACGCCGCGATCCACGAGATCACGATGGGCGAAGCCTACCGCGAACTCAGCGACGAGGCGCCCGCCAGCGACGTGCCCGCCAAGCCTCCGCGCCCAGTGAAACCGCAGCGCGCGGTGATCACGCCAGTGCCCGCAGAGTCTGCCGATTACGACTGCATCCATCCCGTGCTCGGCGCGCCAAGCCAGCGCTGGACGTATTACGACGGCAACGGGGACGTGCTCGGGTACGTCGCCAGATACGACCCGCCCGACAGCCGTAAGCAGATTATCCCGTGGACTTTCGCGGACGACGGCTGGGGCATGGGCCAGTGGCCGGCACCTCGACCGCTCTACCGCCTTCAGGAACTGGAGGCCCGCCACACTGACCCGGTGCTGATCGTCGAGGGCGAGAAAGCCGCAGACGCAGCGGCAGCGCTGGCAGGCTCGCCTTACGTCTCAACAACGTGGCCCGGTGGTGCGCAGGCACTGGGGCGGGCTGACTGGCGAGCGCTGCGCGGGCGCAGGGTGCTGCTGTGGCCCGATGCGGACGAGGCGGGCATCGCGGCCATGCAGCGGCTGGGCGAGATCCTGGCGCCGATCGCCAGCGAGATCAAAATCATCGACGTCAGCGGTCAGCCCGAGGGCTGGGACTGCGCGGACAGCGGCTGGACCCGATGGACGGCTGCGCGGTCGTGGATCGCGCCGAGAACGAGTGTGCTGCGCGGCCCAGAACCGCCGGCACCGCCACTGGGGCCGAAGCCCGAGGCGGCAGAAACGCAGGCCGCAGAGAAAGCCGTTCAGGCGCGGGACGTCTCGACGCTGGAGCCGTCGGAGTGGTACGCACGGTGGGCTTACATGATGCCCGATGACAGCTTCTTCGACCTGAAGGAGCGCACCGAAGTTTCCCGCGCTGCGTTCAGCGCGCTGTACCGCCATCAGCGCTGCACCTCGATCCATCCGGGTGCGAGCGGCGGGGCGCGACGGGTCGATGCCGCAGTGAGTTTCGACGAGAACAGGTTAGCGATGGGCGCGAGGATTCTCGCGGGCGCAACCTACGCGCCGGGCGCCGCCAGTCTGTGCGAGCACCAAGGTCAGGTTTTCGGCAACAAATGGCGCGACGGCAGGCCGAAAATCCTCGACGCGATTGATCCGCAGCCGTGGCTCGATCACGTCGAGCGGCTGATTCCCGAGGAGTTCGAACGCAATCATCTGCTGGACGCGATGGCGTTCAAGGTCCAGAATCCCGGCGTGAAAATCAATCACGCGCTACTGATCGGTGGCGTGCAAGGCGCGGGCAAAGACAGCATGATCGCACCGCTCCTGTATGCGATCGGCGGCCAGCACAAACTGAATTGCGCGTCAGTTGAAACCGCAGAATTGCAGCAGCAGTGGGGATATTATCTCGAAAACGAGGTCATCATCTTCAACGAACTTCGGCAGTCCGAGGCAATTGACCGCAGGGCGCTGGAAAACAGGTTAAAGCCGATCCTTGCGGCGCCGCCAGAACTGCTGACCGTGCAGCGCAAGATGATGCATCCGATACAGGTGCGCAATCAGGCGCTGGTGCTGGCGATGACCAACTACCGGGATGCTATTTCGATTCCGACAGAGGACCGGCGCTGGTTTGTCGTCTGGACGCATGCACCGAGGATGACGCAATCCGAGTCCGAGGAACTGTGGCGCTGGTTCCACGCGGGCGGGCTCCAGGCCGGGGCGCTGTATCTGCGGCGGCGGGATGTCTCGAAATTCTTGCCGGCAGCAACACCACCTTGGACGGAGGCGAAAAGCATCATGGTGAACACCAGCAGATCCGCAGCCGAAGCGTGGCTCATCGAGCGCATCGAAAAGCGAATCGAGGAGTTCCGCTTGGGCCTGCTATCGGGCCCGTGGCAACCAGTGGTCGACCGCTTGCAGAATCAGGCGCCGACGCATATCCGGCTCAACCTGCAGGCGCTGCAGCATGCGTTGGCCGAGGCCGGGTGGACGGATCTCGGCCTGTGCAAAAGCCGCACCTATCAGACTGCGCGCCATATCTGGGCGGCGCCAGACTGGAGCGGCAGCAAATCCGATGCACGGGACGCGACAGAGACGCATCTGGCATCGAGGCCGGATGTTCGACCGTTCTATCGCGCCGGCTAAAAAATAGCCCCGGAGAGCAAGCTCGATCCGGGGCAAACCGGCTCGCGCCGGAAGGAGGAGACAGCCGCCAAAGCGGCACGCGGATTATAGATCGAGCGCCAAGGCGAGCAACAGCGCCAGCAGGATAGCCAGTCCGGCAAGGATCATTTCTCGGCCTCCTGCGGCGTTTTCGGGGCCTGCGGTGGCGTCTCGGGTGACCAGTCCATCATGGCATTCAGCGGCGCCTTGCGCCAGGATCCGAGCGCTGCGCGTACTGCGCGATCCTCCGCATCGTGCCAGACGGCCACGGGGCGACGGCTGAACAGCCCTCCGGCCATCATGCTGACAACGTGCTTCCAGCATTGGGCGGGCTCTAGGTCGGCAGCGCGAAACACCGCATCGGCAGCGGCGCGGGCGGTGGATAGCTGATCGGCAGACAGTTCAAGATTTTTGAACGTTAGCACGGCGAGGCTCCTTGACGTATTGGACGGCCAAACCGACCCACTGGCGATCAGCGACAACGCAGTGCAGGCGGCGATCGTCGAACAGCACCCAGTTTCCGGGGTAAAGCCGGACATCATCGTCGGACACCTGCAGGTGCAGCTGTCCTTGCAGCAGCCAGAACATGGCCCGGTAGGCGGGCTTTCGTCGGCCGCGCAGTGCTGGGGCCCCCTGCCAGTCGTCGCGGTGAGGCTCGACGCTGCGCATTTTCAGGCAGCAGTTCGACGGCAGATGCGGCCGATAGCCGGGGATCCCCGGCAGCAGGTCAGGCGTGAGGGTGTCCAGCGATTGCATGAACGACGCATCGGCACGCTTGTGCACTGCGCGCAGCAGGGCGGGGTCTGGGACTTGGTGGTCTACGGCTTCGATCATGCGGCCTCCGTGGCGGCACGGCTCCGCATAAATATTGCCTCGGATCCCGCATACTGTGAAGTCTCGGAACAGAACTCTAAACCTGTGGCGGCCCTGAAATATTCCACTGACTTTCTAGCCGCCTCCGCTTCTTCATTGGTTGCGTATCTGCAAGTTTCATAGGATGGCCAATGGATCAGACTTTCCCAATGAGATTCGGAAATTTTCCTTACCACGGAAAAAGGGTAGGGTTGCGGTCTTGTCATGCAATGAATGACCCACGGTTCAGCGTCGGGATTGATTGGTATTTGCATTGTCGTTCTCCTCAAAACAGAGCCGGCTCAATATCCGGCGGCGGCCCCGCAGGAACGCGCACAGGACGCGATCCAGGCGGGAGGCAGGGGTAATCCAGCAGGCGGGGCGGAAACGGCCACAGGGGCCGATTCTGGGGCTCTGGCGGGGTGTCAGCGGGGGTCACGCTTCCGTGCGCCCGTAGCGCTTGGCATTGCGCGCGGCGTTCGCATCGTGCGCGGCTTTGACGGCGGCATACAGCGGGTGCGAGGGGATAACGCGGATGCGGTCATTGTCAAAATAGTCGACCTGCGTATCGGTGTCGTTTTGCACGGCGAAGCACTCCCAGACCTTCGCGCTGAAGCCCTCGTAGCCGCGCCCGTAAATCGTGATCGTGCTTTCGGGATAACTGCGCAGGCCGCCGACGCTGTAAAACACCTTTTGCAGCTTCGCACCCTTCGCATCCTTGATCCCGTTCCAATAAAACAGCGGCGGATCCGTGATCACGCGCGCAGCCTCAGCGGTCTCGAAATCGGCGCGAGCTTTCGCGGCAGCGATGGCTTCGGCAGCGTCACGCTTGGCCACCAGTGCCGGCAGGTGCGAGACGTCATCGAGCACGTCGTCTAGCAGCTTGATCCCGATTCCGGGGGCGTCAATGCCGCATTGCTCGATGCCGCGCAACATGCGACCGTCGAACAGGATGACGTCGACTTCACAGTCATCGGCGCGGATCACGCGCATGATGCCGACGTTTTGCGCCGGCCGCATATTGACCGTGCCGCGCACAGCCACGATAGCGCCGGTGCCGTCAGTGTTGCCGTAGCCGGCATTAAACCGCACCAGGCGGCCAACGTGGATCTTTTCGGGGGTCGTGGTCATGGTCTGTCTACTCCTTCGGTTTTCTGCGCCACCGTGGCGCATCCCAGAACCCCCGGCGGGGGCTCGGCGGATGCGTCATGGCATCCGTGCATAGAACCTACCATTGGCTTCGACAATCCTTCGGTCAGTGATTCCGCGCACTGGCGGGCATCCGGCCAAACGAACATCGGCGCCTGCGCGCACTGCTGCGCGCTCCTGCGCAGTCAGGCCGGACACTCGGCGAGCGCCCCAATCAGAGCCCCAGCGGGTGCACGTGGCTTTCGTAGCGTATTGCATGGTCTTCGCTCCAATCGTCAGTTTCAGGCGCGGCGGGCAGCATCGAGGCCCAGCAGATAGGCATGCATGCGGTTCATCAGGTCACGCGCGGGGATGTGGCCTGTGCTCAGGGGTGACGAAACGCCGCCGCCTTCGTTGACCATGCGGTGCAGTGCGAAGCCGCCGTAGGCGCGCGACAGGTGGAAGTTTCCGATCTGCGCACGCTGGCGGCCGTCAGCGTCCAGGACGTAAGGCTCTGCGGGCGAGTCGGTCTCGCGGTTGATGCGGGTAATTACAGCTTGCAAGTGGGATACGGTAACGCGGTCCATGGTCTGTCTCTCCAGTGTGTGCCCCGGTGCGGGGCGGGTTCAGTGTCTTCGGGTAGGCTGACGGCAGGCTTACAGTCCAAGCGCCACCAGGGCGCCCAAAGCGAGCCCCAGCGCGATCGCGAACAGCGCATCGCGCAGGGTGAACGGGGTGTCGTGCATCACTGCTCCTCGCGCCGCGCTGCGGCATATGCGTCGCCGATCATGTCGGCCATCACCAAGCGGGCTCGGTATTCTGTTTCGTCGCGCCAAGCGGCGCCAATGATGCAAGCGTCGGCATCCTGCGGCTGTCCGTAGGCCGGGCAAACAGCCCAGCGCGGCGTGTGACGGTCGTCTCGCCACAGGGTCACGCCGCTATCGGCGTGCTCGTCTACAAGGGTCCAGGTGTCCATCATGCAACCCCTGCGCGCCATTCCAAAATGGCGCGCTCAAGCCGGCACGAGTCCGGACTCGTTCCAAGCCGGAAGGATCCTCCAGTCCGGCCGTCACCCCAACCGGACCAGTCCGGCACGGAGTCGCACCGGACCCATACATGCCCGATCCGGTCGACGTCGACCGAATGGGCGTTCGGGTAAAGGGTCCGGACCTGCGCAAGAAGTCCCTTATCTGTCAGTCTCATCGTCTCATCTCCAGGTGAGCCGGCATCGGCCGGCAGGGATAGTGTCGGGGGCGGGGCTGACGCGGGGCTTACAGAATCGCACCGTATGCGCGCGCGTCAGCATCAAGGAAAACATCGGTGTGGTCTAGGTTCGACCACGCCGGCCGGCCGTCAACCGCCAGCCCGTGGCAAAAGTCCACCCAGTAGCGCCAGCCAGTGGCCTCGGTCAGATACCGATCGCACATGCGATCGAGCGCTGCAGGGTTGACGCGGGCAGACACAAAGCGGCGCTCGCCGTCGGGAGTCACTAAGTAATATCCGGGTTTCATCTGTCATCACTCCTTGAGTTAGTAATTCACCACAGCATCGGTCACCGCGAACGCCGACGGCAGGCCGTCAGCGTAGACCGTGCCATCGGCGCGCACCAGCTTCCAGCCGCGCATTTCCGGCAGCAGCGTCAGCACTTCGCCATCGTGCATGCGAATCGTGGTGTCCTTTTCCACGTGTCCGCGCATCGGGTGGAATTCGCCCTGTGTCGTCGTCGTCGGGGTCATCATGGTCTCCAATCAATCACGTCCAACGTACAGCGCTTCATGCGTCCGATCGGACTGCGGGCGCCGCGCCCACAATTCATCCATGTGCGCGCGCGCCGCTTCCTTGCTCCAGTAACCATTGCCAGGCTCGCGCACTCCGTCAACGATCACAACCCAGCGATTACGGCCGTAATCCACGATGGTTTCCATACTCAGCTGCATGTCATCACTCCTATCGTTATCGGTGCGTCAACCACACCCGCAGGCCCTGCGCGCAGGGCTAGCGGCTGGGGTCACTGCCAGTAATCGTGCCCCTCGAGCGGCGTCGACTGCAGGCACATCACTGCGCGCAGAGCATCGGCATCGGCAGGTACACGAGAGCGCAGGTAACCCGCAAACGCATCGGCCAGGATCCCCCAGTGTGCCGCGACAGCCTCGACGGCATCGGCCACATTCATGCACTCACGGCGCACCAAGTAATCGGCCACTACATCAGCAGCGCGCTCGTTCACCATGCGCGCGTGTTCCATTTGCTTCGGTGTCACGTCGTATCCCCTCAGCGCACGACAGCGCGCGTGTCAATCAAAACCCAGCCCACAGCGTACGGGTCACCCGTCACGCTGCTAGCGCGTGTCAATTCCAGCCCGTCGGCAACCAAGCCGGTGCGAAACCCCAGCTCGGCCCGCAGCGCAGCGCCAGGCTGCACAGACCACAGCGCGCGGCCGTCGGCGTGCTGCACCAGCAGCGCGGAGCGCTTAGCCCGCAGTAGCGCCCGCAGGGCGCGGGCGGCTTCCAGTGTCGTCATCGTCGTATCCCCTCAGTGCGGGGGCCGGAGCCCCCAGTGTCGTCAACCGCAGATCACCCAGTCACGCTGGCCAGTGATCCCCAGCTCGCGCGCCAGGGCTTCGATCTCGCGCTTATCGCTGGCGCGCATGGCTGCCCTGTGCGCTGCCGACAAAGTACGGGCCGCCAGGTCGGGCATGCCCAGGGCGACAGCCTTGCGGGCCGTCGCGGCGTCTCTCTGCTGCGTCTTCGTCATCGTCTGCCTCCAGGTTCGGCGCCGGACATCGGCGCCACGGATGCAGTGTCGCGCGGGAACCTTACGTGAACCTTACAAATTGGGGTCGTGGCAGTGATGTTGCTAGTCTGTGGCTTTGCGGTGGCGGTGACGCTTTACTCTGCGTGGCAATTGTGGCAATGCCATCAGAAAAGCATTGGGAGGTTTTGGATTGTATACAGTATACATAATTATACGTATGTATATATGCTTTTGGGATCGCACTGCCACAATTGCCACGGGTGCCACGCCCTTATAAATCAACAACTTAGCGGTGCCTATCGGTACCCACGGGACTGCCACGCCGACTGCCACACTTTCCAAGCTGCGCCCGTGGCAAATGTGGCACCGCCACCAGAAAAGCATCTCGGCGTTTTTGGGACTGCCACACCTGCCACGGGACAGCAGCGCCCCGATCGACCCCGACGGACCCTGCAAACCCTGCGCCTACGCGCTGCCGGCAGGACCAGGGCGGACCGGGACGGGCGCCGAGCGCACCAGGCCGACGGCCGCGGATACGGTACGGGGTAGGGTATCGGTGGGCGGCGGGTCGGGAGCGGGGATAGGGAGGGGGGTATACCCATCGAAGCGACTCGCGGCGTGAACAAAAGCGGAGCCCCCGCACAAAATTTTTTTCCCGCGACGCTTTGGCCTCTCTCCGCACAAATTTTTTTGCATTCAAAAAAATCGCATTACACTCGCCCGATGTTCCGCGACCTACCGATCCGCGCCCGAGAACTCAAAGCCACCCCTGCGGTGCTGGAGCGCATTTACGAGGGCGCTCGCCTGGGCCTGAAGGGCGAATCGCTGGCGCTGGCTGCGGGTTTGCTGCCGGAGGAGTTTGCGCGGCTGAAGCTGATGGATCGCACGGCGGAAATTGCGGAGATGAAAGGCCGCGCCGACAGTGAGATGTCGATGTCCCGCGTGGTGTTCGAGGCCGCAGAGAATGGAGACGCGAAAGCGGCGCTGGAGTTTCTCCGTCACCGCCACGATTGGGTGGCAAAGCAGCAGGTGCAGGTCGACGTAAGCCAGCAGATCTCGATCACTGCGGCTCTGGAGCAGGCGCAGCGGCGCGTGCAGGCGATCGAAGATGCGGTGATCGTAGAGCCGAAGTCGCTGGCGCGGGCTGAGCCGCTGGCGCGGGAATCACTGGGGGCTGAGGTGTGAGCCAAACTGAGCCAATGAAATTTGGCCGATACGCGCCGATTTGAGCCAATATGCGCCGATATACGCCGCTGACGATATAAATGCAGACCCCGAAATACACCCCGCAGGAAGAGCAAAACCTGATGGCGCGTATGTGGAGCGCCAAGCTCCGCGACGACCCGGAGGCGTGGGTGATGTTTGCACTGCCGTGGGGGGAACGCGGCACGCCGCTGGAAAAGCGCACCGGCCCGCGACGCTGGCAGCGGGAGATTCTGCGGAAGATTCGGGATCACATCGCGGCGAACGGCACGCGGGATATGTACGAGGTGATGCGCCTGGCGGTGGCCTCGGGGCGGGGGATCGGAAAGTCGGCGCTGGTCAGTTGGCTGGTGCTCTGGATGCTGTCGACGCGGATCGGCAGCAGTGTGATTGTGAGCGCGAACTCAGAGGCGCAGCTCCGCAGCGTGACTTGGGCCGAGATCACGAAGTGGCTCGCGATGATCATGCACTCGCACTGGTTCGAGATCAGCGCCACGCGGATCGTGCCGGCGAAGTGGCTGACCGAACTGGTGGAGCGCGACCTGAAGAAGGGCACGCGGTACTGGGGCGCGGAGGGTAAGCTCTGGAGCGAGGAAAACCCGGATGCCTACGCTGGCGCGCACAACGACGACGGCATGATGGTCGTGTTTGACGAAGCCAGCGGCATCCCGGACAGTATCTGGAGCGTGGCTGCGGGCTTTTTTACGGAAAACACGCCGCACAGGTTCTGGTGCGCGTTCAGCAACCCACGGCGGAACACGGGGTATTTTTTCGAGTGCTTCCACGCCAAGCGGGATTTCTGGGCGTCGGAGAGCATCGACGCTCGCACGGTGGAGGACACCGACAAGGGTGTGTACGAGGCGATCATTGCCGAATACGGCGAGGATTCCCGCGAGGCCCGCGTCGAGGTGTACGGGCAGTTCCCGTCTGACGGCGACGATCAGTTCATTACGCCAAAGCTGGTGGACGAAGCGATGGCGCGGGAGAAGTGGAAAGACGCTGACGCGCCGATTGTGCTGGGTGTGGACCCGGCCCGCACTGGGGGCGACTCCACCGTGATTGCGGTACGGCAGGGCAGGGATTTGCTGGCGCTGCACCGGTATCGGGGCGATGACACGATGACGGTGGTGGGGCACGTGATTGAGGCGATTGAGCGGTATCGGCCGGCGCTGACGTGCATCGACGAGGGTGGCCTCGGATATGGGATACTGGACAGGCTGAACGAGCAGCGGTATAAGGTGCGCGGGGTGAATTTCGGGTGGAAGTCCAGCAGGCCAGTGATGTGGGGCAATAAGCGAGCCGAGATGTGGGGCGCGCTGCGCGACTGGCTGCGCACGGCCTCCGTCACGCCGGACAAGGCGCTGAAGGCAGACCTGACGGGTGTGCGGGCGAAGCCGGATTCGACGGGGAAGATTTTCCTGGAGTCGAAGAAGGAGATGAAAGCCCGTGGCCTGGCGAGCCCGGACGCGGCCGACGCGATCGCGGTGACGTTTGCGTTCCCGATCCGATCAGATGCCGATTTCTCCGCGACCCCGAAGTTGTCGGCGTATGCACTGCCGACGGTAAATTACTGGAACGCTGGGCGCGTGGGGGCGTGAGATGGCGACAGGGCTGGAACGAACCGCAGTGAGTCCGCACACGATGCAGGCGGGGCAGGCTGCGCCGCAGCGTCCGTCGCTGGCCCAGACCGCAATGAACCCGCTGGCCCGCGCCTATCAGCTCTATCAGCAGTATGTCGGCGAGCCGTTTCAGCAGGCCGTTCGCGGCGGCGTGCGCGGATATTTCGGTCTGCCGCTGATGACGGATGCGTCGTCTGTTGGCCGAGAGGCGTACCGGCAGGGTGAGGCCCTCGGGTTCACGCCTGGCGTCGGTGCGCCGGCCGGGGCGGCGAAAGTCGCGGCTCAGGCGCTGGGCGCACTGCCGGAAGCGGCGATGTTTATCGGGGCGCTGGCCAAGACGTGGGATGCCGCGTCGAACGCCAAGGCCGTGGAAATGGAAGCGCGCGGCATAGATCCGCGCACGATCTGGCGAGAGACTGGGAACTGGCGCGGCCCCGACGGCCAATGGCGTCAGGAGATCAGTGACCAACCTGCGCGTTACGTTGGCGGACAGCCGGGCGATCTTGCTGGGCAAGTGCTGCAGCACCCAGAACTGGCGGCAGCGTATCCTGATGTCATGCAGACGCCGGTCTACACAAACCCAGCATCTGACATTTCGTCATTTAGGCAAGATAAAATTGACCTTGGAGTGGCGCAACCTGAGTCTGCAAAATCTGTTTTGTTGCATGAACTGCAGCATCCTATTCAAGAAAGAGAAGGATTTGCAAAAGGCGGAACTCCTCAAGCGTCAGCAACTCCAATTTCGGCAGCTCTTGAGCTTGACCCGTTGATTGATGAATACAGGGAACTCTGGAGGTCCTTGCGCGGAAAAGAAAGACCAAAAACGCCTGTTGGCCTTGCCTCAAGAGAAACCGAAATAGAAGATTTTTACGACTCAGTAAAAGAACTAAAAAACTTAGAGCTTCGCAAGCGTTTTGAGGAAATATTGAACAAAATAGACGTCAAGCGCCAAAATGTTTTTGGTTTTGGCGAAGGCACTTTGGCGCAACAGCGCAGCACAGAGGCGTATCGCAAACTTGCTGGAGAGGCTGAGGCTAGGGCGACTCAAGCGCGCATAAATCTTACTCAACAGCAACGTCGTGCTTTGTTTCCTGAAGAAAGTTACGACGTTCCATTGAACGAACTTGTCATTCAGCGCTAACACGGAAATCTACTATGGCCCGCATCTCCAATTCACAGCGACTGCGTGACACCCACGCCGAAGCACTGCGGCGGTTTGACGAGATTCAGTCGGCGCTGAGAAACGAGCGCCTGCAGTGTCTGCAGGACCGCAGGTTTTACTCGATTGCCGGAGCGCAGTGGGAGGGTCCGCTGGAACAGCAGTACGAGAACAAGCCGAAGTTCGAGGTGAACAAGGTGGCGTTGGCGGTGCAGCGCGTGGTCAACGAATACCGGAACAACCGCATCACTGTGGATTTCGTCAGCCGCGACGGCTCGCCTACGGAGATGGCCGACGTGTGCAACAAGCTGTTCCGCGCCGATGAGCAGGACAGCACGGCGAACGAGGCGTATGACAACGCTTTCGAGGAAGCGGTAGGCGGCGGGTTCGGCGCCTGGCGGCTGAAGGCGGTGTACGAGGACGACGAAGACCCGGACAACGACAAGCAGCGCATCCGTATCGAGCCGATCTACGACGCCGACACCAGCGTGTATTTCGATCTGCAGGCCAAGCGGCAAGACAAGGCCGACGCCACGCATGCGTTTGTGCTGTACAGCGTCACGCGCGATGCGTACATCGAGAAATATGGCGACGACCCGACGACGTGGCCGAAAGAGGTGTACCAGACGTTTTTCGACTGGGATACGCCCGACGTCGTGTATGTCGCGGAGTATTACTGCATCGAAGAGGTCAACGAAAAACAGTTGATCTATCGGTCGTTGGACGGCACTGAGGAAAAGTATCTCGAAAGCGATTTTGAGAAAGACGAAACCCTCGAGGAAACGCTGGCAGCGATTGGCAGCGAAATGGTGCGCGAACGCACGATCCGCAGGAAGCGCGTGCGCAAGTATCTGATGTCTGGCGGCAAGATCCTGAAGGACGACGGGTATATTGCCGGCAAGTGCATTCCGATCGTGCCGGTGTATGGCAAGCGCTGGTTCGTGGATAACATCGAGCGATGCATGGGTATCGTGCGACTGGCCAAGGATGCGCAGCGGCTGAAGAACATGCAGCTCAGCAAGCTGGGTGAAATCTCGGCGCTGTCCAGCATCGAAAAACCGATCATGACGCCCGAGCAGGTTGCCGGCCATCAGGTGATGTGGGCCAAGGACAACCTGGAGAACTACCCGTACCTGCTGGTGAACCCGATCACGGGGCCTGACGGCTCGATGCAGGTGTCCGGCCCGGTGGCTTACACAAAGTCTGCGGCCGTACCGCCTGCGATGGCTGCGCTGCTGCAGGTGACCGAGCAGGACATCGACGACATCCTAGGCAACCAGCGCGAGGGCGACAAGATCGTCAGCAACATCAGCGGCGATGCCGTCGAGATGGTGCAGCAGCGGCTGGAAATGCAGGCGTTCCTGTACATGTCGAACTACGCCAAGGCGGTGCAGCGCTGTGGCGAGATCTGGCTGTCGATGGCCCGCGATGTGTACGTCGAGCCCAAGCGGAAGATGAAGGGCGTGGACGAGGTGGGCCGCGCGTCGACGATCGAGTTGATGCAGCCCGCGATGGACGAAAACGGAGCGCTGACGCACCGCAACGACGTGACGCAGGCCACGCTGGATGTGGTGACGTCGGTGGGTCCGTCGTTTGCGACGCAGAGGGCGGCCACGCGGCGCACGCTGCTGTCAATGATGCAGTTTGCGCAGGATCCGCAGATCCAGAAGATGTTGCTGGCTGCGCTGATGCAGAACATCGAAGGCGACGGCGTGAAGGACGTGGCGAAGTTCATGCGCAAGGAAATGGTCGCTGCCGGCGTGATGGAGCCGACGCAGGAAGAAGCGCAGGCGCTGGCCCAGGCCGCGCAGAACCAGCAGCCGGATCCGAATGTGCTGTACATCCAAGCGGTGTCGGAGAAAGAGCGTGCGCAGGCGCAGAAGGCCCAAGCCGACAGCGTGAACGCGCTGGCCGACGCGCAGTTGAAGCGCGCGAAGGTGCAGGAAACGCTGGCAAAGATGAGTCTGGACGATCGCCGGATCGTGCTGGACACCATGATGGCGATGAACGAAATGGGAGCGCAACGTGGCAACGCAGTTCAGTGACATGGCCCTGGGCGGTGAGTCTGGCTTTGCTGCCGGCTACACCCCGATCCGATTCGCCCCGCTGGTTTCGCTGACGGGGCCGATTCAGGGGCCGGCGACGCCTACCGCGCCAGAGGCGCCGGCTGCGTTGCAGGCTCCGATGTTGAAGCTGCCGCAGGAAAGCGGGTATGAAGTGCTTGGGAATCCTTTGTTTGAAGGAGATCCCATCGGAACGAGAATGTCCACGCCCGCAGGCCGTCAGGCAGAACTGGCGAATCTGGCCAACGCTGCTGGGTTTTTGACGTCGCCGTTCAGCGCGATGGCAAATTACGTGCTGACCGGCAGGTCGCCCGCTGAAATGTTTGGCGTCGGAGATTTCCGAGCAGCGCAGGGGCCGGCGCAGCAGGGTTTACTGGCGCAGGGACAGGGTATTTTTGGGAACGTGCGCGATTTCCTAAGCGGTTTGATGAGCCAAGGCGGTCAGCCCGCAGGCGCTCCCGCACAGCAAGGCTTTTCGCCAGAGATGGGATTTTCTGTGGCCAATGACGCCTATCAAATGGCGCTGTCAAGCGGCGCAGATGAGCAAGCGGCAATGAATGCCGCAAACAGTGCCGCATCGCTGGTGGCGCAGGGTATGGACCCGATTACCGCAGCCACGATTTCCGCGCAGTATGCGGTGGGTGCGGCTGGCCCGCAAATGCCAGAGATGCCTGCGGCTGCATCTGCTGCGGCTGCGCCTGCGCAAACTTTTGCAATCGGCGACACCGGCGGCAGTTCGATCGGGGATAGTGGAAACTTTGGTGGCATTTCTGGCGTTACTGAGGGCTTCGGTTCTCCCGGATCTGTGGCTGACGTAAGCGGCGGACAAGCGCCGTACTAAAGGCAACCGGCCAGCCTCCAATGGCCGAGATGGAGCATCAATGAGCACAGCAGAAGCAGTCGAAGACGACATCCAGCAAGCACCTGAACTGGAGGTCGAGCAGCCCGAAGCGCCGCCGGAGCCCGAAGCGGCCTCACCGGAGCCGGAAGAGGTCGTCATTACGATCGGTGACGAGCAGCCGGCGCAGGAAGAGGAGCAGGCCCCCGAGTGGGTGCGTGACCTGCGGAAAAAAAACCGCGAGGACCAGAAGCGCATCCGCGAACTGGAGGCCAAACTCCAGCAGGTGCAGTCGCCGCAGGCAGCAGTGCCAAAGCTCGGCGCGAAGCCGAAACTGGAGGACTTCGACTACGACTCCAGCAAATACGAGGCGGCGCTGGACAACTGGTTCAACCAGAAGCGCCAGGTCGATGAGTTCCAGTCTCGTGTCAAGCAGACCGAGCAGCAGCAGATGCGCCAGTGGCAGGAGAAACTGGAAGGCTACGCTGCGGCCAAACAATCGCTGAAGGTCCGCGACTACGAGGACGCAGAGGCCACGGTGCAGGAGGCGCTGAACACCGTCCAGCAGGGCGTGCTGCTGCAAGGCGCGGACAACCCCGCGATGATCGTGTACGCGCTGGGCAAGAACCCGAGCAAGGCCAAGGAACTCGCGGCCATCTCGGACCCTGTGAAATTTGCATTCGCTGTGGCGAAACTGGAGGCGCAATTGAAAGTCCAACCTCGCAAAACCCCGCCGCCGCCTGAGTCCAGCGTGCGCGGCACTGCTGCCATCAGCGGAGCCGTGGATTCCAACCTCGACAGACTGCTTGCTGAGGCCGAGCGCACGGGCGATATGACGAAAGTTAGCG